GTTATGGACTGCTAGTAGCACTGCTGACACTGTAACTGTCTATTTCTCTGACTTGCTGGCAGGACACATCTGGTCAACAGGAACTGCTGGTTCTTTGGACATCTCACGGGTATGGCCCAATGGGTCTGATGAGATCACAGGGTTGGCGGCACACAATGGATTCTTGTTTATCTTTGGCAAGCGTCAAGTATTGATTTATGCAAATGCGACTACTCCATCAAGTCTGTCATTGAGCGACACCATTAGCAACATTGGTTGCATTGCAAGGGACTCTATTGCCAACACAGGCAGTGATGTGGTTTTCTTGTCAAACAGTGGTGTGCGTTCATTGCTCAGAACGATTCAAGAGAAGTCTGCACCTTTGCGGGACTTGTCTAAGAATGTCCGTGATGACTTGATGACGATTGTGAATGCTGAGACATTGGCAAACATCAAGGCAGTCTATTCAGAGTCAAATGCCTTCTACCTGATTAACTTCCCAACTGCTACCCAGACCTACTGCTTTGACACCAAGGCGGCATTGCAAGATGGTTCTTCACGGGTAACTGTGTGGGATTCCATCACTCCAACTGCTTTCCTTGCTAAACGCAATGGAGACTTGTTGATTGGCAAGAATGGTTATGTTGGCAAGTATGGCACTTACCTTGACCACACAAGCACATACCGATTGCAATACTTCACCACTTATGCTGACCTGGGACAGCCCAATGTCACTTCTATTCTGAAGCGCATTGCAGTGGTGGTGATTGGTGGCTCAAGCCAAGGCTTCATCATCAAGTGGGGATATGACTTCTCTGGTCAGTATTACGCCACCACACTGCAAATTCCTCAGTCTACTGTGTCTGAATATGGGACTGCTGAATATGGGGCAAATGGTGTTCCTGTTGCCTACTACTCAGATGGCATTTCTTTGCAGACTTTGGTTGGTCAAACATCAGGTTCTGGCAAGACTGTGCAGACGGGTTATGAAGTGCAGATCAATGGGTATCCTGTGAGCATTCAAAAGATTGAGATTCAAGCCAAGAATGGCAAACTGGTTTAAGGAAGAAACATGGCAAATTACACCAAAACCACCAACTTTGCGGCTAAAGATGCTTTGTCGCCAGGGAATGCAGGAAAAGTTGTCAAGGGAACTGAGATTGATACTGAGTTCACCAACATTTCCACTGCCATTGCAACCAAGGCAGATGGAACCTTTACCAACTTCAGCTTTGTTGAGAGTGGGTCTAATCTACTTATTCGTCACTCAGGAACTGATGTAATGAAGATTGACAGTTCAGGCAACCTGACTGTGTTGGGCAACATTGTGGCTAACGGCACTGTGTAATGAACGCAGTACAAAACAATCTCAATGTAACTTGCAAGTGCTTGCAGGTTCTTTTGGCATTGGGGGCGTGATATGGCTACCAAAATTGTTTGGAAATATAACTACGATGAGGGAACAATTACAGAAACTGGGCCACTTGGAACAACAGTAAGGGCGTATGAACCACCTAGTTCGGGTGGAGTATTTGGCTCTATTAGTAACGCTGTTACAAATGTTTTTCAACCTGTTGAGAAAACTGTTAATCAAGCCGCTGCCCAACTAGACAAAGATTTAAGCCTTTCTCAAAACGCACCACTGATTGCGGCAATTGCATTGAGTGTTGCGGCTCCAGGGGTTGGTTCAGCTATTGGTCAACAGATGATAACTGCTGGACTGCTTCCAGCGGCAACATCTGCTGCTGTAGCTACAGCAATTGGTACTGGTGTGGCAAATGCCGCATTGCAGGTTGCACAGGGTAAGTCTCCAGAAGAAGCACTGAAAGCTGGTGTTATTGGCGCTGCTGGTGGTGCTGTTGGAAGTTATCTTGTTGGTGACCCTGGTGCAATAAATAATTTTGTCTCTAGCACATCAACTAATCTTTTAGCTGGCAAGCCTCCTGAAGAAGCTGTTAAAGCTGGAATTATTAGCAGTGGTGCTGGTCTTGCTGGTGGCACTGCTGCACAAGCAACTGGTTCTGCTGTTGCTGGACAAGTAGCTGCTGGAACTACTGCTGGTTTGCTTGCTGGTCAAACTGGTGAGCAAGCATTGATTCGTGGTGTTTCCAACATAAAAGCAGATTCGCTTATTCCAGATTCAGGCGTAACAGTTCCCACTGAACAACAAGTTCTTGCTGGACAACAAGATTTGCAGAATCAGTTGGCTCCTTTTGAGGTGGACACAACTGCATCATCATTTGATACAAAAGACATTATTGACGATGGTTCTGGATTCACACCACCCACACCAACACCACAAACACCGATTACTGGAAATACTGGAGGAAATATGGCAACCTACGATGATGAGATGAATGCTCCTGCTAATGAACTAGAGGACACCACTCCTTTCAATTATTCTCCTGAAGAACAGCAATTGATTTATCAGTTGGCTCAAGAGGCTGGTGGTACTCAAAACATCAGTGATGCGTATGCTGCTATTACTCAAGCTGCACAACAAACAGCAAATCAATCTGGGCTAACAGTTGGAAATGTTCTTAACTTTTTTAAGAAAAATCCAAGCCTGACAAAAGGATTAATTACTGCTGGAATAAGTGCTGCTGGAACTGCTTTAAGTAGTCAATCAAATGTAGAAGCTGCACGAATCTCTGCTCAAGCAATTAGGGATGCGGCGGCAACAGCGGCAGAAGCTCAGAGGTTTCGTCCTGTTGGTGTTACCACTCGCTTTGGCGCATCTCAGTTTGGGTTTGATCCCACAACTGGTCAGTTGACAAGTGCTGGTTATCAGTTAACCCCAGAACTCAAAGCAATGCAAGATCGAGTCATGGCCTTAACTGGTAAAGGCTTGACTGAGGCAGAACTAGCAGGAGATAGATATTCTCCTTTGACTGCTGGTGCAAAAGGCTTGTTTGGCTTGGGTCAACAGTATTTGGCTCAGTCTCCAGAGCAAGTTGCTGCTGATTACATGGCAAGACAGCAAGACTTGCTTGCTCCTAGCCGTGAGCGTCAATTGGCTCAACTACAAACCCAACTGTTTAACACTGGTCGAGGTGGTCTGTCTGTTGGTGGCACTGGTATGCGCCCAGGTGGTGGTCAAGGTCTACGGGCGGCATCTCCTGAGATGGAAGCATATTACAACGCCTTGGCTCAACAGGATGCTCAGTTGGCTGCTGGTGCACAGCAAGCTGGTCAACAACAGGTTCAGTTTGGTGCTGGTTTGATGGGTACAGGTGCTAACCTGCTTGGTGCTTATGGTCAGGGCTTGACGGGTGCTTATGCGCCATTTAGCACTGGTATCGGCGTAGGTTCATCACTTGAGTCCTTGGGTCAAGCGCCTTTGGATATTGGCGCACAGTTGGGTGGCAGGTCTGCCCAGGCTGGTGCTAATGTTGGGCAAACATTGCTCTCAGGTGGAACGGCAGGAGCCAGAACAACTCAGGCGGCAACTTCATCCAATCCTTTTGGAACTGCTCTGACAGGTTTTGCAAATAGCCCTAGAACACAGTCTGCATTAGATTACTATATTGGACAAACTGAAGAAGAAAAACAAGCACAAGCGGCAATGATGCAAAACTACAACAACCAACTAGCGGCGTATCGTGCCCAAGGCGGTCAAGGACTATTGGTTCCTGGCATTCCACGTTAATTTAAGGAGTAATCATGGCAGAACCAAATATTGTTGGAAGTTTGTTTGGGGTAACTCCTGAGTCATATCAGCAACAGCGTGACTTGGCAGAGCAAAGACAAGCAATGGCATTTGCTCAACAAGACCCACAAACACAAATAAACTATGGTGCATATCGAACTGGTCAACAGTTGGGTGGTGCATTTGCTGGTTTGATGGGTGCAGAAGACCCTCAGATGCGTCTGATTAGCCAACGCAATGCCTTGGCAAAGCAGATTGACATGAATGATCCTGAGTCCATCATGCGTGGCGCACAGATGGCGGCTCAGTCTGGTGACACAGTTGCCGCTGGTCAATTGGCTGAATATGCTCGTAAAGCCGCTAGTGATTTGGCTTTGATTCAGCAAAGACTGCGTGAGAGACAGGGCGCTGATCCAATTCAGCAGTTGATACGAGCTGGCAAACATACTCCGCAGAGTATTGATTTGTATGCAAAGAGTGGAAACATTAAAGACTTAGAATTTATTGAAAAACCAAATAAAACAGTTGTTGTTGGAAATTCTTTAGTTGATCCTGTTACTGGTTTTGTATTATATAAAGGCCCTGATGTTAAGAAATACTCTGAGTTTGCCAGAACATTGATTGATGCGGGACTTGAACCAGACACTGAACCTTTCCAAAAACGTATGCTTGAATACGCAACTAAAAAGGTTGAAGGCGCAGGTAAAGGCACAGGCAATGTCACTATTGGTGGAATCAATGTTGATACTGGTGCGGCTAGTAAAGCGGCTGGTAAAATTGTTGGTGAAAATGT